CCTAAAGGTAAAGGTATTGTTATTCTCCGTAAACGTATAACTGAGAGTATTGTTTTGAGTTATATCAAATCTGTTAGTAATATCTAAGAAGTAATCCAGAGGAACTATGTCTACGTACTTATACCCTGGTGGGCTATTATTAACAGGAGATGGTTGTATAATCCAAGAACTGAATGTACCAGAGCCTATGGAACTAGTAACCTGGATGGTTAGTGTAGTTCCTGAATAAGCAGTTACATGCCCAAACACATTGTTAGTTCCAGCCATAGCAACTACGTTCTGTCCCAAAGTAACAGGAAGAGTATTCGAAGATACAGTCCAAGACATTGTTCCAGAAGAGACAATACTATTTGTAGTAGTAGATGTAGTAGTCCAGAAAGCAATTTGCTGTAAGTCTGTATTCAGATCGTGCGAGTACGCACCAAACTGCGATACTTGAGTATTATCAAGAGGATTAGTATCATAGTACTGCAACCAGTCTATTCTAGACACACCAGTAGGTAGTGTCATCAGAATGGGTTTAGTTGTGTCGTTAGACGGATTAAGTTGAAACAACACAGTGTCCAGGGTTAAGTCTCCCCTGGCCACTATATCGTAATATTTATTCTGTATAATCTGGGCGACTTGCAAACTCTCTGTCGTATCCGATATGGAGTTAACCTGATCGGAAGACATAGCAGAGAGAATAGTCTGCACCATCTGTAAGAGAGTTTGCGTAGCCATTACTTACTTCGTGCCTTCTTGCGTAGCAAGAGAGTTACGGATGCGGTCGACAATAGCTAGAATGTCTTTAACATCTTTTTCAATCTGCGGCTCATATTCAATAGCGAGATGCAGAAGGCTTTCGACCATACCGATGGTAGTAAAAAGATTCATTTATATTATCCTTAGTTTGAAATAGCAGCTTGTGCGGCAGTAGATTTAGCAGCGTTAACAGCAGCTTGTGCTTGTGTGTACGCTACATAACCTGCAACCACAGACTTGGCATCAGTGGCCAGAGACTTATCTCCAGCGGTTACAGATGCATTGTGGGCTGCTGCAAGGGCTTGTAGAGCTTCAACTGCAGCAGTAGCAGCAGCTAGCTCAGGTGCTGTTACAACACCTACGGCCTGCGCAAGGCCAAGAGCAACTTGAAGTCCTGAGACAATATTAGGAACTTCACCAGCTACCCAGTTCAGCGCGGCAGTGATATCAGATTCAGCTATTTGTTCATCTGCTTTGATTTTAGCAATAACAGAGATAACATCAGCTTCGGTTGTCTTCCACCACGTAGTAAAAGAAAAGGTCATTTAATCTCCTTTTGAGAATAGTACTTTAGTTACGTTAATTATATTTGAGAGTGTAGAAGGTTTAGGAGTATCTACTGGCAGTTCTTCAAGGAACATTTCTCGCTCACCTTGTCTACGTCTAGTAAGACCTTCTAAGATCTTTCCTCCGGCTTTGTTCCATTTGAGGAATTCTTCTGCAGCGCCATCATAATCTCCGTTATTAAGCTTCGTAAGAAGAGTAGAACGACCAAGAGCACCGGTGTTAAACTGGAATGATACAAGAGCATCGAATTGATTCTGACTGAGTGTTACTTTAACTAGATGTTGAACTTCGATCTCTACAGAGGTTAAGTCTGCCGAGAGAATTTGATCTGCAACGTCTTTTGATATGGTCTGTCCTACGTATACCCTAGGCGGACCAGCAGCAGTAGTATGACCGTACCCGATAGTAAGAGTACCCCTAGGCTTAGAGCCAACAGGAACAATATGATCATTTGTATCATCATAGGCAGATAAAATAAGTCCTTCAAAGCTTTCAATAAACTGTCTACCTTTATTACTTGTTTTCATTTATGCATACCATTTAATATTTAATCCGCCTGATTGTCCTGCATTACCTGCAGTTGCAGTTGGAATTGCATTTGCAGTGCTTACTCCAAAAGCCCCTCTAGAATAAAAAGTTGAACCAGGAAATATAAAATCAGTAGTATTAGCTATCCCAATGTTTCCCATAGTTCCGCTCATTCCATGCTCTCCACTTATATTTACATCACCCCCACTAGAAGTTCCCCCTGCTGTCCCAGGAGTTGATGTATTTGCCGCAGTTACCCCAGTACTTCCATTACTGCCATTAGCAGTTAAAGTAGAAATAGTTTGAGTTCCTGAAGCTAAAGTAGAAGCTCCTCCGTTACCCCCGGTAGTTCCTGAAGTAGTTCCTCCAGCTCCTGCGCCTCCTTGAGTGTACGTAAGAGTATTACCAGCAGTAAGCCCAGTAAGTATTTTTTCAAGATATGCTCCTGCTCCTGTACCCCCAGTAGCTGAAGTAGTAACTGCAGTTACTCCTCCACTGCCTCCGGTTCCTCCCCACATTCTTACAAATCCTTGAGAAGCTCCAGCAGGAATTGTAATTGTTTGTGATCCTGAGTAAACAACTGAGGAAATTAACACTCCTGTAGGAATTACCCAAGTGCTATCAGCTCTAAGAAAATTAGTAGTGCCTCCACCTGAACCAGGTACAACTCCTTGCAATGAAGAAGTAAATTGGTTGAGATCGGCAGTAAGTTGTGTATTAGTCACGTCAATAGGCGTAGCTGTAGAACCAGTGTTATTACCTTTGTAAGTATGGGCGGGCACAGTAACAAGATTACTATTAGCTACTGTATTAGAAGCTATAGCTGCCCCAGGGACTTGTTCATAAGTAACTGTATTAACTCCCGTTATTACAGGAACTGTATTAGTAGAAGGAGAAGCAGGATATGTTACACTATTAATTTGAGTAGGGTTGACTACTGCAGTAGACACTGAAGTTGTCAATCCTTTACCATTAACAGTGACTATAGGAATTGAAGTAGAATTGCCAAATGATCCTATATTACTATTAACTGTATCTAAAGTAATTACACGTCCTACTGAAGTAACATCTCCAGATAAAGGTTGTAATGTTGTAGGAATTGTAGCTCCATTTGATATACCTGTAACATCTCCTGTAAGAGCTGGAACTATAGATACAGGGCTACCTAGTTGTCCTAAAGGCACCGGTTGCGTAGGACTAGTAGCAAATGGTATATTAATAATCTGATGACTATTCATATCCAGAGTAGAGTTCATCTGATTAGGAGATGTCCCATCTCTAGACAGAGTATTATCTATAGCCGCAACTAACGTTGCGTTATTGTTATTGATTGCATTTATAAGAGAGTTATCTACAGAAGATACAGATTGAAGGGTAATCTTATCGGACAACGTTAGATTCCTTTGTCATCTAACACGTCGAGCCTGTATAATTCCAAACCCAGCGTTAGTAGAAGTAGCAAAGTTAGATTGGCCCACTAAGAAAAAAGTAGTGGTAGTAGACAAAGAAACTCTGGTTCCTGCAATTGTATATCCAATCGGATTAACCCCCGGAGTAACTGAAGTAAATATACTTTGTACATACATTCCAGGTACTAGATTTTGAGTAGCAGAGGTACTAGATATTGAACCTGTTAATGAAGAAACTGTAGTTGTTCCTGCAGGTATAACATAAAATGCTCCAGAAATATCCCAATCACCTGCTGTCAAAGAAATAGAAGTAATATTTAAAGGAATACTTGTAGTAAGAGCTGATGCCGAAGCTTGAAGTACAGTAGAACTTACAAACTCTCCGATATTACCTGCAGTAGCACTATCGTTAGTATTTGTTCCTAAAAGTTGATCACCTCTAGGCTGTGCAAAAGTAAGACCAGTACCTGCAGTGTTAACTCCGAGGACTTGTCTAGTTGTACCAGTAATGTCTGCTACGTTAGCTGTAGCAGTACCTGTATTACCAACAACAGACAAACCAGATGATTGTCTAAAATCTGCAGAAGTTACCGTATTGGCTGCAATCTGTGCAGAAGTAATAGCGTTGCTAGCTATCTGCGCTGTGTTAACTTGCTGATAGGTAATAGTATTTGCACCAGTAACAACAGGGACAGTATTCGTACTTGGCGACGCTGGATACGTGACCCCATTAACTTTACCTACTGTAGTTATAAGAACACCCGATGATGCTGGTGCTGTAACATCTCCTGTAAGAGACAGAGATATATTAATTGGATTAGTAGATGTAACGTCTACTAGACGTGCAGGACTATTAGCACTACCTGGAGCGGGTAGGTTCATAATAGGCCAGCTATTCATATCTAGAGGAGCGCCCATCGTATTAGGAGAGACGCCCGTTCTAGAAAGAACATCTGTGAACGCCGCAGTTATAGTAGCGTTATTACCATTAATTGTGTTAATGGTAGTAGTATCGTTTTGAAGATTAGCTAGATTGTTAAGAACGACGTTCTCAGCCATGTTATATTACCCGTATACGATATAAGCAGGAGTTGAAGTATTAGTAATTTTAATATTCAAAGTCCTGGATGTATTGATTGGCAACTGAAGATTATTATTCTGTCCTGTGTCAAAACCGCCACCCGTACCAGGAGAAACTGTAATAACTCCTGTACTTGAACCAGCATTCGTCAAAAGACATGACATAATATCACCATTACTGATACCAGCACTGTTAGCATTCATATAAGAAAGAATGTTAGTTGCAGTGTCTAGTGTATACGTTGCAGCAGCAGAAGGACTACCAACCACAAGACCGCCGCCTAGAATGGTTGCAGTAAGCGTCTGGCTGCCTGTGGTGAAGTTTGTAGCAACACCTGTACCTTGCATCCACAGAACACCTTGAGCGTTTGTAGCTGCAACGTTAGCACGGACACGGGAATTATTAATAACCTGGTCCGTACCGCTTTCGTTAATTTGTCGTGTGAAATCGACCATTTAAGTTTCCTTTCTTTTATGGGGAGGGGGCTTACGCCCCCACACCATTAATATCCGATGTTGCCGTAGAGCGTGTAACGAATGCGGACTTTGATAAGACCGTTCGTGAACGCGCCAGTAGCATATGTGGACAAGAAAGCCTGGTTTGGAAGAGGCGTAATAGCGTTCGTCACAAGAGGAACGTTACCAAGCCAAGAACCAGCACCCGTAGTCGTTGTCGGAGCCGCAGCCGCCCACTGGAAACCAGCGGTAGAGCCAGCAGCATTGAACGTTGCCCGTTGTCCGGCAGTAGCCATAGACGCAATGGGGAACGTGCTAAGGATCTGTGTACCAGCGTTGGGAGTCACCTGGACAAAGCCAGCCGACGTACCAGACGTGGTAGTAACAAGACCCATATTAATCGACGTACCACCAGTAGCCCCGACCAACGTTTCAACGGTAACCTCTTCGAGGAATACTTGTGTGTTAGTTAGAAGAAGCGTGCCGCTAGTAAGCGTCACAACCGGAGCAGTAATCTGCAGCGGGAACATCGTAGTCATAGACTGGATACCAGCCTGGATTGGAGTACCCGTGCCGACAAAAGCACCAGTAGGAACAGCCGGGACGGTGACACCACCAGTACCGAGCTGGAAAGGAACTAGAGCGACGTACGTCTCGATTTCACGGGTTTCCCCATAAACGAGATAATCGCCACCAATTTCCGGTTGAGCCTTCAAAGTCCCGAACTGGACTGGAAGGCCATCTTGGTTAGCCCAGAAACCTGAACTCATATTTCATTCTCCTTTATTAAGTAATACCGTTTGTGGTATTGGTAAGAATGCTAATGAAGTTTTCAGGCCGATAAAGCTTGAATCCGTATTCAGCAATCGTGAGATACTCTTCTTGCTGGAGGTCTTTGTTGAACTCCGAGTAGACCGTCGGAAGTTGACGGAATGCTCCGACCCATGGCATTGTGTCGCCAGGAGCCGCAGAGAAGAAGTAGTTAGCCACACCGTTCGTCACGGTCTTGGTGTTGATTGTCTCAGACGCAATAGTCGGAAGATAGTTCGACTGATAAATGTCCCAGCCGAAGATATTGAAACGGAACTTGAAGCCCGTAACTCCACCATCCTTCATCAAGCTTTCCCACATCGGCATCGGAGACAGAGCATTCATGACGTTAGTCTGAGTCTGAATCGTGAAGATGACGGTAGGATCGAGAATAGCAACCTTGTTCGACAGAGGAACGTTAGCCTTGGTGAGTGTAAGATCACATTGCGCAAAATCTTGGAATGTCATCGTTGCACCAGAACCAGAGGCAACCCAGCGATGGGGCTGCGTGTTGATGATGTTGTTTGAACTTGCCGTTTGACCCGCATTACCCTTGAACAGAATGTTCGTCTCGACTGCTTCCATCAGAGCACGATGCTGGCGCGGCACGAAGGCTGCAATAACATCCTGAGAATAGAAAGAGTCACGCTTGAACTTCTCGGAAATAGCATTCGCAGAATACTTGTACTGGTCGAAAGAGAACTGGAAGTTACCAGTATCCATCGCGTTGTACTTGATTGCCTGGCCTTCAGTGAAGTCGGCAGTTTCTGCTTCGCCAATCGAGGGGATGTTCAGGGTTTGACCATCTGGGAAGTCTGAGATAATACGGACAAATCGCATGGCATTCAATTCGTCAAGCAGAAGTTCTTTGATCTGACGAGACCAAAGGTTAGTCCGCAAGAGAAAATTGGTGTTGGCATCCATAAAGCCAGCCATATAATTTCTCCTTTACGTTAAATCAAATAGATTTAACAAATGTTAAAGTTTACCCAAACCGGTTGAAATCACCGTCTTCGAAAGCTTGGCCTAGAGCGGCGTAGTCTTTCTGCATTTGGGTGTTTGTTTTAGGATCATACTTAAGAGTAGGATTAGCCTTGAATATTTCTTGGTAATAAGCCCACGTTCGACGTGGAGTGTTACTACTAGAACTATTCACAGATGTATTTCTAGGCGGAGCCTGGAAAGCATTCTGTGTTGGTTTGTCTACGCCTAGGGCTCTCAGCACTAGCTGAGGATTAACTTTAGCCATTTGAGCTGCAGATTCTCCGTCAAGTCCTACTTCTTTAAGATGATGTTCTAGATTGTTTCCGAATCTCTTAGCGAGTTCGGCTTTGACCATATCGAGGTTCTCTTGCTGTTTCTTTTGAATTTCAGCTTCCTGAAACTTCTTAGAAAACAGAGTCTCGATTTCGGTCAATGTTATCTCAGGCTTGGTTTGATCACCGGTCACTGCGGGTTGTTTTGTACCGGGATTACTGAGCTTATCAACAAGCTCCTCCACTCTAGCTCTGGACGCTGCTTCGGCTTTCGCCGCTTGCAAGTCTGCCCTCATTTCATCCAACATACGGTCTTTCATTTGGATGGTTAGGTCAGCATGCATTTTACTGTAGGCTAAAGCTTTATTGTCTTTAAACTTTTTGCCATCACCAACTAGGTCGGTGTAGTAGTCCTTTTCTGGGTCTAGGGCAGGACTATCATTGCCATCTAAAAGGTTATCGGTCATCCTTCTTTTCTGGTTTCTTTTGGTTGTCGAGATCGACAAGCGTTTTAATTATAGACAATCCACTACGCATTCCATTTTTATATGCTTGCTTATAAGGCCAAGCTGGATTATCATACGCCTTTGGATCACGTTCAGTATCGTCAATACCTTTTAGTTCTAAGTCTATTAACTCTACCACTCTTTCGAGAACTGGTTTTGCGCGCCATACTCTACGCTGAAACTCCTCTTTGCCTTCTGCATCTGAGAGATGAGAAGTCCATCCTGTATACATTATCGCCCTCCGGTCTGGGGTTGAAGTTGACCACCAGGCGGACCATTCATGTCGTAGTCGTGGCCTATGCCTGTAGCCGTCATATTATTTTGATGCATCATTTGTTCAAGTACCATAGCATGCTGCTGTCCTTGCATTTGTTCAGTTAGAGCAATGTAAGGATACACAAGCTTGAACTCTTCTAAGTTGAAGTTACGTTCAAACATCTTAGCCATTCCTACTCCACTGAAATGTGGTTGGACTGTAGGCCAAAGATTAGAAGTAGCTAGTTGTGTTAGGTTCTGTACAAGTTGTGCTTGTTCTGCATAGTGTCTAGCAGCCATCGGTCTAATTCGACCAATACCTGTTATATCTTCGACAGTAAGCTCCTGGAAGCTTAATGCTTTAGTCTGGTCATCGAATACCTTAATTGTCGTAGAACCTACCAGATTGCGTCTAGCGAGTTCCAGCATAGCATTTAAAAGAGGTTCGACAATCTGTTCTTCAAACTGTTTAATTTTATTCTGGAAGATACGTGCTGCAGCGTTCTCAAGACTCTGTACTTCGTACTTAGTCTTTTCACCAGGAGTTCTGAAACCCATAGCTTCTCTAGGAGCGCCAGCAAATAACTCCATGTTATCGAGAAGTTCTCGGATTTCGAAGTTAGCGTTTAGGACTGAGGTTTCTGGTGAGACGAGTTCGACATCACCTTCTTCACCCATAAATATCTTCTCACCGGGCTGCCAAACGTACTCTTCAACGAAACCTTTGACCTTCTGAACAGGATACGTAGTAAGATCAACAACATCCGCACGCATATTCTCCAAATGGTCTAGACGATACTGCATCCCAACAAGATTATCCAGAGGACCCATACCCCAAAGATTGTCAACTTTCCTGCGCCAAGGGCTGTGAAATATAGGGGGATAGCCAAAGTAACTAGGGTTAGGTTGATTAGAAATAAGCTTATGTCTGTCGATGACAGTGATGATCTTATTCTTTTCAAAGTGGTCAGTATAGAAGTCATACCAATCTCCGTAAAATGTAAGTATTTCTACAAACTCTGAGAGTAGATACGCTCTAAAGGATGTGAACCCATCCATTTGGTAGAGATGGTCCCGTTGTATCCAATCGCCTTGGAAAGTACGAGCATGGAAACGGATGTCTTTAAGGTACGCGTAGAGTTTTTCATAACGGTCATAATCTTCCTCAGATTTAGTCATTTGGTCTAGATAACTACGTAGTTCACCTAGAGATATAATAGAACGTACCATCTTAGGAGAATCAATAAAATTCTCTGCAGTTGGGTTCATAACAATGTCAAGCGGAGAGATTCGTCTAATAGACGGACCTACATATCCTACTTGAGTTTTATCATCTAACTGAATACGCTTATCAATCCATTCAACTGTGCCAAATGCATTACCGAATTGAATGTAATCAAGAACCAACTTATCCATTTCTACTTTGAAATAGGGCTGATCCATAGCCCAAGTCATAAAGTTTTCAATGGCATCGCGCTTCTGAGAAGATGCACTGTCTAGTTCATTAGCTTCCCAAATAACATTCTTAGCTTGCTGTGGGAACATTGTTGCAATATAATTTGCATACAAGTTATCCATGATCTGGCAGAGTTTTGGAACAGTAGTTTTATTCTTCCACTGCAATTGATTGTTCGTAGTTACAGACGTATCTGTAGCGTAGATGTATCTACGAATCTCTTCCCAGTCTGATTTCTTTACGTTACGCAAAGTATCCCACTGAACCCAACGTTCAGTGAGACGTGTAGCCAGCATATCTGGAGATAGTATATTACTTAGTTCTAGGACCTTACCGGTCATTTAACCTTCCTTCGGATTCCAAAGCCATTTAAATAATTCTATAAGCCATTCAATCATGCATAAATCCTTTTATATTCACTTTCGTCACTATCTGGAAATTCATAACCACATTTCCAACAATATTCTTCTCTGATACGGCAAGAGGCTTCACAATCAGGACACAACTTATAACCTGAATATATGAAGGTAGTCATGAGACACCCCCAAATTTACCGTGAAAATTAAAACTAGGCATTGCTTTCTTAATTGTTCTGAATATATTCAACGGAGACATGCCTTGGGCGAAATCGATAGCAGCAGCAAGAGCATCTTTAACATCATCATGTGCAGGGTTAGAAAATATTAATTCTTCTTCTAGTACTTGACAGTTACCACCTGGGTAATGCCATATTTGTTTATTAGCGTATTTAGGTTCTAAGGTAGATAAAATACGTTCTTCTTTATTCCCTTGTACTCGTGAAGGTCTGTATTCCTCCACTGCAAGAGACAATCCCAAAGGTCTAATATAACTGTTCTTAAGGTCATTGACGATTGCAATCTGTGCCGCTGTTACTTCTGTTCTGATCTTTCTAAAACCCCACTTCTCGTAGAGTTTAAGGATTCTATTGAAGTATTCTGAAATCTTATCTGTTTTGAATCTTTCGATATCAAGAACATAATAATTTTGATCACCATCAACGCCAACAACAACGATACAAGTATAGTCCGACTTAAGACCGGTAGTGTAAGCAAAGTCTACGGCCGCGACTACGTTGAGTCTGTTGTTCTTGAATACCCAGTGTATATCCTTTTTAGCTAGAAAGACTGGATCATAATACTGAAAGTTATCCCGCTTAATAGGGCTAGAGCCAGTATCATGAGGGTCATTGTAATACTGTGCACGGAAATGCACTTGGTTGATGTATTGACCTCGCTTAGTCGCCAGGATTTCTCTATCAAATCCATACCATTTTCCGTAAGTACTTTGTTGTTTCGGCCAAAGAAACTGTCCAGTGCCATCTCCTATGCTTTCAACTGCGCGTTCGAATACTTCGAAGAGTTCTTCTCTACGGATAACATCCCCATCTTCATTAAACTTATCAACAGTCATCTGGATAAGTTTGGAATATAGATCGTTAGGATGATATCTAGTCCCTACAACCCATTCTCTGGGATTTACTGATCCTTCGATAGACGAGAGATGGGAGTATTGTCCTTCTGTTTTATCTCTACCTTCTTCTGTGTAAGCGTTCCCTGTAACCACAACATCGTCCAGGACGGCAATATCGCAATGTAAACCGATAATATTGCTAGTGAGCCCAGCAGTAAATATGCTAGGATCTCGTACATTCTCTTCCTTTCGTTTGGGATGGTCTACAGAGATTTCACGCTCTGTCCATTTCTCACGTTTGAACTCATCTTTGTTCACCATTTCTGGCCAGAACAGACGATAAGTATCGCACGTGAGTATGTCTTTAATAAACTTTAGTTGTTTAGTCGCAAGGTTACTGTTAGCCGATATGTATAAGATTTTTAATGTCGGATCTTTAGTAAGCTCCCAAACAACTCTATAAGCAATCATAGCAGATTTACCATGATCCCGTGGGAGTAGTAAAAGCTGATGACTCTTGCAGTCATGCCGAGTCCACCAATTAATTATTTCTCTATGGATATTCCCTAGTAAACGTCTAGGATGTACTAAATTAATAAAATATTCTAACGATGCTTCTGCTTTAAGGCGATGTTCTTCTCGTTCATCAACTAAGCGACTCGTCGTCTTCTGTTGCCGGCCTTTTGCCATATACTCTTTCCACCAGTCGGTCTAGGCGTTTACCTTGAGATAAAACAACGTACCGAATATTATCAATGCGCTCCTCTAACTTTGCAGTAGAGATAATCAAATTCTTCAATGCTATAATCTCTGTCTCAATCTGGACAAGTCGATTATTCTGGTATCTTACGTCGCTACTCACTTTACTAAATAGCCAGACAATACCAGCAACGTACACAATTATTTGTGCAACTTGACCAATATTAAAAGACAGAAATTGATCCACCGGATCACACCCAAACTACAGTGATATCAGACGCAGCAGTAGCTGTTTGAATAGTCAAACCGGTGTTAAAACCGACATCATAAAAGACAGTAACAGCTTGTCCTGCAACTACTGTAATAGTACCAATTTTAGTACCAGAAGCTGCAGTATTATCAAAAATAGTAATTACTTCTGTAGCAGCAGCCGTATTAATTACTACAGCATGTAAAAGACCAATACCACTTTTAACTGTGGTGGTGGTGTCTGTGGTTATGTTCGTATATTTGAACGGTGGTTCGTTATATCCCGCCGGCATTTCTTAATCCTTCTTCATATTCTTCTTTGGCTTGCTTAGCACTGGATTGTGTAAGGGCATAATCGATTAAACTGCGCATAGCAGTACCTTCTTCCCACTTAATGGTGCCCTTCAACATCTCCCCCATGAGCTTCTTCTTGAAATTGATCCAGCCGGCATAGTCCATCTCGGCTTCGATCTCGTCAATCTGAATCTTGGTGTTAGCCACGGGTTGCACCCATAGGACCAATGCCAAGGGTACGATGTGTAAACCTGTTAGAATCAGTACGTGTGTGGTCCCCACCTTCTTTGATGGTTTCCATGTACATTGCGCCGGATTCTACGTTCATTGTAGTTGTTTCTGTGGTAGTGCAGTATTCGTTACCGCGATTATCACGTTGATAGTACTTTGCCATATTATGGTTCATCCTTATTTGGAGACGTAGACTGAGAACCTAGATGCGACGGCTGTTCAGAACCCTGTGAAGGGAATGCGTCGTGAATCAATGATCTATTAGACAACTGTCTTTGTCTGGCTTCATTTCTTGAATCAGACATAGAAGGTGTTATAGACACCTGATTCTCTGCGTTATTGCCGCTAGGGTATTCATTAGATAGAGGAGGATTAAACAACTTGTTAGCCATTAAAAACCCTCGTTCATCGGATTGTTCTGATTAGACGGATCAAGCATAGCATCCTGTGCCATTGCTGGATTAGGGGCCGCAGACTGTGATCCCATAAAAGACGGTTGAGGATTTCCCTGTGGAGGGAATGATGGATGGATCATAGGGTGACCCTTCCCTTTAGATGATTTCTTCATTGCTTGTTCAAATGCTTCTTTAATAGATGTAACCATTACAATCCTCTAGGAAGTTTACATTTCTTACAGAGTTTTGGATAAACTTTCCAAGGCTCTTCATTATGTTCTCCGCAAGAGCAAATCCACCTTATAGGTAGATTATTCCAATATTCATCTATTTTAGACACTACATATCCATACCGCCTGGACCCTTGCTCTCGGGCTGTGCGCCACGTTTAGAGCCGGGAGAAGACATACCAACGGAATATCGAGTAGTGTTGTTAGAATGACCTTGAGACTGAGAACCTTCGTGGGCTTTCTTAGGAGTACCCTTGAGGTGATCATATGCAGGCAGTTGATTTAAATCATGAGGCATTGCCATATTTATATATTTCCTTTTAGTTAACTAAATTTATGTCACGTCTGACGCAAGTAGTATAACATACTTTTATTTAAAAGTCAAATACTAATGTAACTAGTTAAATTTATAGAAACCGAGGAAATACCACTGGACTGTGTTTACGGTGCCAAAGCCATAGCTTTAGTTTGCATTTCATTATGAAGTTCATACATGTTCCTTTCTCCTGGCTGACGTTCTCCTAATACCTCTCTAGGAAGACCAGCCATCTCTTCCATTTTACTAATATAAGCACTTATACATTGATCACTGTATTGGTAATCCTTCTGTATTTCTGGATATGCACCCCAGGTGCGCGTAGGAAGCTCTTCCATGCGTTATTTACCTTTCCGCTACCCACGTAGCTCTGTACTCTGTAAAACCTCTGTACGGGCTTCTAATGAGCTTGTAGAGGTATTCTGTAACTCTTGGTGGCAATTGCAATGACACAGTGTATTACAGAACTTGCACATTAATCGACAGCGTTCATGAAAACCATGGTAACAGGCTGTTGATAAATAATCGTGATCTATTTCAAACTTCATATTAATTTTTCTCCCGGAATATTTTATAAAAACTGTCAACAACAGAAACATTACTTCGTAAAATTTCTGTCAGATATTTATTTCAGGTAATTCGCGCGCACACACGAGCCCCCCGACCCCCCTTGTACCCCCTTCGGCTACAGAGTGTAGCAGAGGTTACAATGCGGAGACAGTGCTTACACTTAGGTAGTTAGGTTAACTAAGTAGTCAAGGTTACACCTTGACTTTTGTGTTTAGTTTTGCATACTTAGGTTAACTATGTTTACTAGGATGCAAGATGTTAGGTATGTAACCATGTGAGGTTAAGCGAGGTAAGTTAGGTAAGCATAGTTTACCTAGGTTAAGTGCAGGGAGCTAGGCACGCAACAATGTTTCTATGTGTTTACATAGTAATAATATTACACACAATACAACTCTTGATTAGTCTCATACA